AAGCGTATCCCACAAGATTCCCCAGAAGAATCTAAGTATTTCCGCATCTTCGATTCCGGGGATATTCAGAGTGTCCAGATGCTTCGTGACTGGATCTTCATCGCTACCCAGTTACCCGATATTAAGTTCTGGCTTCCTACAAAAGAGTATCGGATTATCAGGGCTTTCAATGAGCCTATCCCTGACAACATGGTAGTCCGGGTATCATCGCCTAACATAGACCAGCCCCCGTTGGACTATGCAAAGTTCACACATACTTCCACGGTTCATAGTAGTTCTACAGAGCCTGTAGGGTTTACATGTGAAGCCTATACAAGAGACGGTAAGTGTGATACATGTCGTGCTTGTTGGGATCATAAGATTCCCAACGTTTCTTATCCACAACACTAAGGAGCTAATAATATCATGAGTGTCATCGATCTCGATTTCGAACCCGTTGTCCATAACATTTCAACGGTTCACGGGGAATGCCCTAATCACAAGGCAATCCTACATCCGGAGACAAACAATGTCCTTGGCATTGTAGGTTCCAAGTTCCGGGTTATCTCTAATCCAGAGGTATTCGACAAGGTCGAAGGAGCCATTGACAATGAGCTTCCCCACCAGAACTACCATGTGATTAACCATCAGAGCCGGGGCTATGCTCGGACTTGGCGGGAATATGTGTTCCCCGATATTGAGCGCCAGATTAAGAACGATAAACACGAGACCAAATTGGGGTTCCGTATTATCGTTGACAATAGCTTTGACGGTTCCGGTTCTAATAAGGTCTTGTTCGGAGCTATCGATTTTTTTTGCACCAATGGAATGATCCATGGTGAGTTCGACGTATTCAAACGGGTTCACAAAGGGTCGCATGAGATCCCAAACATGGAAGGGATTCTTGGTCAGGCATTGGCCCAGTATTCAAATCAGGTGACCCGTTATAACATCATGGCCAATACGCCACTCAAAAATTCCGATGCGCTTAGGTTTATCGAAAAGATTCTCCCGAATAAACAAGAGGATCCTGATGATCTTGGTCATATGCATTCTTCTACGGAACGTATCAGGCTTAATCGTATGGGTCACAAGCTATATGACCAGTATATTGATGAGGCCCAAGTACGTGGTAATAATCTCTGGTCTCTGTATAGCGCCATGACATTCTTTGCATCCCACGATTCAGAGCGATTTGGCCTTAGTCGTTCTGCTAATGACACACACCATGAGCGTCTGGATCGACGTAATACTCGGGTTAATTCATGGATCAAGTCTGATGCTTGGAAGACCTTGACCAATGATAGCCAAAGTGGGATCGCAGCATAATGGATTTATTCTTGTTCATTATCCCTGCGATCATCCTGTTTTTTATCATCAACACCAACATGCCTCGGAGGTAGGATTATGGGAAAAGTCAAAAGCTTGCTAATGGATATGGAAGACGATGCACATGACATGACATATAAACAATTCACAGATAAATGGGGGGAGTCTTATGCTTATATGTGGTATGAGCAACATGTGAGTCCTTCTGGAACATCGCTTTTTAGAAATAAACTATCGGAAATTGGATAGATAGAATGACAAACAAAGAACAGCCTAAGGGCACAGAAGTACACTCTGATCTGGTCAAGGACTATATCGAGACTGTATCAGCCACACCTTATGATCAGCTTAGTCTTACTGAGATTAATGACTTCCTGTCTGATCTTGATAAGTTCTATTCTGGTCTGGGGAATATCAGATGATCCATCTTATGCGAGAGGATGACGATATATATCAGGGGCACATTAATAAACTAAGGGAGTATGCCAGTGACCGTAGGATCACACAGAAAGAAACACAGGGGACAAAAGTCCCTTTTCAAAACCATGTTGCAATGATCATTGGACCCAGAGGCAGAACCCTGTCTCTGGGTCGCAATAAACTTAAGACACACCCCATACAGGCATACTGGGCCAAGAGACTTGGGAAAGATCATAAGATCTATTTACATGCTGAGACCGATGCCCTGATTAAAGCCATGAACAAACATGGGGGTCCTGAATCAGTTTATGACGCCGACATCTTGGTCGTCCGATTCAACAAGGATGGTGACACAGTATCATCGAAACCCTGTATCATATGCCGCCACATGATACAGAGCTACGGGCTGAGACATGTGTTTCACACTTAGTGGTACCCACGTACCACAAAGATCCTTTGGCTTACCCAGCACCCCTTAGAATCACACCCCAGTACCCCCATGAACATCTCGGATGGTGAACCACAACATCCCACCACCACTAACATAACATCTTTTATAAACACCCGCCTGATCTAGGAGTAGCTAGAGGTAGCTCTGAGAATCCTAGAAATTCTAGAAACCTTAGCTAGAGAGTAAGGAATAATAAGGTACACTATCCAAGATACTCAGAGCTACTCAGAGCTACTCAGAGCTATCCGTGGTATCCGTGGTATATTCTAGATATACCTAGTACCTCCCGGGGTTCCTGCCTAGCCTAGCACACATGAACCACCCTGTCAACTGTGATACTCAGGGTCACACCCAACACCAAGGAGTCAAAGACCACATGCCAATCTCAGTGAATCTATCCCACATATCCACGATACCGGGTAAAACCCCGGAGGAATCAGTGCTCTATTATGCCAGAGTTTCTAACCCAGAGTCCCAGAATAAATCTGATGGGCGTCTTCTACAGTACCTAATTGACCATGAACATTGGTCACCGTTTGAGATGGTCTCGATGTGTATGGATATCTCAACGACCCGAGATATCTCACGGCAAATGTTAAGGCATCGCTCGTTTTCCTTTCAGGAATTCTCACAGCGATATGCCAAGACATCGTTTGAGATGCACCCTAATTGTCTCTGGGAAAAAAGAGCAGCCCGGCTTCAGGATAATAAGAACCGCCAGAATTCTATTGAACTTGACTATGAGAACGAAGAACATCAGAAGCTCTCAGAGCAGTGGGGATTCCAGATGTACGATGTAGTCGAGGCAGCAGGCAAAGCATATCGCTGGGCCTTGGAACATGGCATCGCCAAAGAGCAGGCCCGGGCAATTCTGCCTGAAGGTTTGGTCTCGACAAGGCTCTTCATGCATGGTACACTCCGGTCTTGGATTCACTATGTTGCCCTGCGCTCCGGCCCCGAGACGCAGAAAGAACACAGGGTAATCGCAGAGAAATGCAAGAAGATTCTTATTGAACAATGCCCTAACATCCCATACACGGCCTTTAGTAATTCGGACACTTAGCTCAGTTGGATAGAGCAGCGGCCTTCTAAGCCGCAGGTCGTAGGTTCGAGTCCTACAGTGTTCACCACATCTGCTACCACAAAATCACAGCACTAACATAATCAAAGGATCAGAATTAATCATGACTAACAACGACGAGTTAAAGAAACAGTTCAGTGAACTGCTGGATAAACAAGAACAAGTTAAGACATCCGTGTTAAAGACATGGACTATCCTTGAGGATATCACTTCAGTATACGAATCCTCTATGGAAAAGCAGAAGAGACTTGGGGAACACCATCTGTATTCCCAACGAATCAATCTAGAAAATCTGTTTAAGTCTATAACTACGCTCTATGCAATACACTTTGATGAGCTGAATAGTAATGTAGGTGATGTTCAAGTAATGATTCATGATATAGCAAGCACACTTTGGAACTATGATGCCGAGAAATAACCCAATAACAGACTCAGTTTTTGTACGACATTTACCCTGCACAAACTGTGGGAGTTCAGATGGAAACTCCGAGTATAGAGATACTCACGAGAATGGAGACATTGGCTCACACTTTCACTGCTTTGTCTGTAAAAAGACAGACATGCTGTCAGATACTAGGCCAGATTATGTACCGCACTCTCGTAATCATATTCAGGAATCAAAAGGAGAAAGGATGAACTCTAAATTCACAACTGAACCTATCCCTGATCGGGGTATCAGTTTAGAAACAGCGAAAAAGTATGGTGTTAAAGTTCGTAAAGATACCGACGGTAACATCGTCAGCCATGCTTACCCTTACTACGATTATAACGGACAGAAAGTTCTCGCATATAAGAAAAGAGACGTGGAGAATAAATCGTTCTCGATCATGACATCCGATAACGGATCGTTCTCTGATTCATCTTTGTTTGGACAGCAGTTATTCTCTGGCAAGGGTAAGTACATCACTCTTGTCGAGGGAGAACTCGATGCCCTTGCTGCTTACCAAATGCTCGGATCAAAGTGGCCTGTCGTATCCCTGAAGTCTGGTGCGAACTCAGCCGAGAAAGATATCAGGAAAAATCTAGAGTTCTTTAATCAGTACGACAAGGTTGTCTTGGCCTTGGACAATGACAAACCGGGCAAGGAAGCCGCAGAGAAACTAAGTCAGATCTTTGAGGTAGGTCAGTGCCTGATCATGCCCATGCATCGTAAAGATCCTTGTGAATATCTCAACGCCAATGACAGTTCAACATTCAGTCGAGAATGGTGGGAAGCAAAGCCAATCAGTCCTGATGGTATCATCTGTGGCACAGACATCTGGGACATTGTCAGTACCGAGTTGACTAACGAATCAATCGACTACCCATGGCAGGCCCTCAATGATCTGACATATGGCATTCGTAAAGGTGAGCTTGTCACAGTCACTGCCGGATCAGGCATTGGTAAGTCTGCCATCCTCAGAGAAATTATCTATCACATCCTACAAAATACCGACGAGAAAGTGGGTGCTTTGTTTATGGAAGAAAGCATCAGGCGTACTGGTCTGGGGCTCATGTCTATTGATGCGAACAAACAATTCCATCTACCGACTACCACGTATACCAAGGATGAGATGAGAACATCTTTTAAAAATACCGTGGGCTCTGGACGTGTGTATCTGTATGATCATTTCGGATCAACCGAGATCGATAATATCATCAACCGTATCCGGTATATGGCCAAAGGTTTAGAGTGCCAGTACATTTTCCTTGATCACATCTCGATCATCGTATCGTCCCAAGAAAATGGTGATGAACGGAAAGCACTGGATGAAATTGTTACAAAGCTGAGAATGCTGGTGCAAGAAACTAATATTGCATTGTTTATTGTTTCACATCTCAAGAGGCCACAGGGTGGTGGCCATGAAATTGGTGGAGTCACCACGCTTTCGCAGCTACGAGGCTCCGCTGGTATTGGTCAGCTTTCAGATATCGTCATCGGTCTGGAACGGGACAGCCAAGCAGAAGACCCTATCGCCAGAAACACTACGCAGCTAAGGGTTCTGAAGAACCGGTTCTCTGGTGAGTCAGGCCCCGGCAGTAAACTTCTCTGGTGTAAAGAGACCGGGAGAATGTCCGAAGTATTTGATGACATCAATGACACAACACATGAAGGTTTTTAAACATGTCAAAAGCACAGCTAAACCAACGAGCCATCGTCACTGGTGTACAGGGACAAGATGGTTACTACCTAAGCAGAATGTTGCTCGACAGGGGTTACCAAGTTACTGGTATAAGCCGCCGTCATTCATCTAAATATGATCGAGGTCCCGTACACTACGACTCAGAGTACCGAGAGATTGAGGGAGATATTTGCGACACCTCTTTTATGATGTCGTTAATTAAAAAGGAACAACCCAACGAGTTCTATAATCTGGCAGCACAGAGTCATGTTGGATACAGCTTTGAAAATCCTGATACAACCTTTGACGTGAATGCCAACGCAGTACTCGGAATGCTCGAAGCAATTCGACTCACGTCCCCACATACCAAGTTTTATCAGGCATCAACATCTGAGATGTTTGGAACGGTGGCATCAGGTATGGCATCTGAACGCACCACACTTAGCCCTGCATCTCCTTACGGTGTTGCTAAGACAGCGGCTCATCATATGGTCAGGGTTTACCGAGAATCATATGGGTTGTTTGCATGTTCAGGTATCCTGTTCAACCACGAGAGTTCCAGACGTGGTAAAGATTTTGTGACACGTAAGGTGACAGCATTCGTGGCAGACTACAAACGATATGTCCCTACCACAGGCCAGAAGCTCAAGCTCGGTAACATCGAATCAGTCAGGGACTGGGGCTGGGCACCTGATTATGTGAGGGGCATGATGATGATGCTTGACAAACAAGATCCAGACGATTACGTTCTGGCAACGGGAGTTACCCGATCCATTCGAGATCTTCTGGACGTGGCGTTCAATCATATTGGAATACAGGATTGGACAGAAATCGTGGAACATAATACACCGGTAGATCTCAGACCTAATGATGTCACGAGGCTTTGTGGAAATGCAGACAAGGCACGATATGAATTAGGGTGGGAGCCAACGATTGGCTTTGAACGAATGATCAGGGAAATGGTAGATGCAGAAAAACCCCTATGGTAATAAATATATCCTTGATATCGAGACGGATGCCCTAGACGCAACAAAGATTTACTGTGTTGTAATTCAAAAGGTGTCTGAGTTTTCTGGGGTACAGGAAGTCAGCTTTGGAATTCCCGAGGTCTTCACCTATGGTGGGGGCTTCGGCTACCCAAGCCTCAACGATTTCAGGAAAAGATTCTTGGGTAAACACAATACTATTTTTGTGGGCCATAATATCATCAGTTTTGATATCCCAATTATCAACAGACTATTAAGGATGGACATACAGATCGAGCATCAGGCCGAGGATACTCTGCTGATGTCTCAGATTGCTGACCCGAGAAGAGAAGGCGGTAACTCCCTGAAAAACTGGGGTAAGATACTTAACTTTCCAAAGCAGGAGTTCACTGACTTTGCCGGG